GTGCTTACCGATACAAAATTAAAAAACCTCAAGCCGCAGGACAAACTGTACAAGGTCTCCGATCGTGACGGGCTGTATGTAGCTGTGCTTACGTCAGGCACGGTCTCGTTTCGCTATGACTACCGTATCAACGGTCGCCGCGAAACACTGGTAATCGGGCAGTATGGGCGTGACGGTATCAGCCTGGCAGAAGCGCGAGAAGAACTGATTGCTGCAAAGAAGCTGCTTAAAGCAGGCCAGTCACCGGCTGCGGCTAAACGTGACGGTATCAAAAAGATTCGTGGTGCCGAGACGTTTACGGTACATACCGACAGTTATATGAAACACGTCATCCTGGCTGACAGTACCCGCGCAATGAAGCAGGCGGTGATCGACCGTGACATACTTCCAGTTCTTGGCAACAAAATGATGACTGAAATTACCACATCGATGGTTCGTGATTTGTGTGACCGGATTGTCGAACGCGGTGGTCGGGCAACAGCAGTACAGGCAAGGGAGATCATCAGCAGCGTATACCGTCACGCCAATGACCGTGGTCATGGTTTGTTTAATCCTGCGGCTGACATTAAACCTTCGTCTATCGCCATATTTAAACCACGAGAGCGAACACTGACACCAGAAGAAATTGGCCTGTTCTTCCGTACGCTGGATGCCATTGGTGCTATGGGCACTATGAAAATGGCTTTAAGGCTGGTGCTTATCACTATGGTTCGTAAAGGCGAATTCACCAATGCAACGTGGGATGAAATAGATTTTAAAAAATGGACATGGACAATTCCTTCAGACCGCATGAAGGGAAGCCGGGCGCACGTTATTTACCTGCCTAAACAGGCACAGGATATATTGGTCGGGTTGCAGATGTGCGCTGGTGGAAGTGAATATCTGGTTCCTGGTCGTTACAATTTCCGGAAGCCATTATCTAATGCCGCGCTGAACTCTCTGATCGACAGAACGGTGAAAATAATAAATGAAGATGGTGAGCATATTCAGGACTTCACCGTACACGATATGCGTCGTACAGCCAGTACGTTGTTGCATGAGGCTGGTTATCCTTCAGACTGGATTGAAAAGGCTCTGGCACATGAGCAGAAAGGTGTGCGCGCCGTATATAACAAAGCGGAATACGCCAGACAGCGCGCCTACATGTTGCAGCAGTGGGCCGATATGATTGATTCCTGGATTAACGGGGAGCATACGGATCTGATTCCGTTCTCCCCGTCGAAGTTTGAGAAGTGGATGGCGGGGGAATAACGTTTAATAGTTCTGCTGATTTTCTTCCATCTCTGCTTCTGCTGCCAGTGATTCAATTTTATCTGCGAATATTGCTGACAGTGTTGCAAATTCAGCATCAGTGACAGCGGGAACAGGAACAAACCTGATCCCGCTGTGTGCAAGCATGTTTGCAGTTTCAAGGCATTTCCTTAAATCTGCTGGTGATGCCCTGTTCATGCTGCACGCTCCCGCCCCTGGTTGTCTGTTGGTGACAGCGGAGCATTGCTGAATGAATTTGTTAATCCGCCAATATCCAACGCGTATCCTGGGTGTAGTTGCACGGCCGGGTCTTCGCACTGATTACCCCAAACATCGAAGCCATGAGACGACTGGCGGGCGAACAGTTCAATGCGAGAAACATCGCCTAACAATTGCACAAGTTTTTCACGAACGATATCTGGTTTTCTTGAATGCTCAAGCCGCGGTGCGGTAAATGACTGAACGATCCCTGCATTAATGCGCGTAGGTAGTTTTCCCTTTACCGCAAACAGGCAATCTTCACTATTGGCGCGAGTCATGTGTCCCATACCCATAACCAGTTTATCTGGTTGTCGACTACCACATTTTATCCACGTGAAGCCCTTCATGGTCATCAGACGGAATCCCCAGGCTTCAACAACTTTTAGTGCTTCGAGTGGTTGTGTTGGCACCCACCACATGGCCAACAGACAGTTTTCATCGGCCAAATCCCACACAGGAAGGCGGCAGATATCCAGCACACTCATAACCGGATATTTAAAACCGGCACCGCGATTACCATCTGCGGCTTTGTCCCGGTATACCCAGGGTGGATCCGCATAGATTAGCGTGTATTTCTTAGTCATAAACCACCCCGCAACATCCTATGCCGCTATAGTCGCCACGGCGAAGGCCGTTACCTTTTGTGATACATTGGTCCCTGCGAACCGCGATCCTTGCACGCTCAACATCACCAGAAGCAACATCCATACACTGAAGCCAAAGGTGAGCGGCAATGCGGAACTGTCCTTTTTTCTCTCTTTCAATTGCGCGTTTTTCGAACTCTATCGCCGCAGGAGTAACGGCGACAATCTTTGACGGACTGCGCATTGAAACCTTGTTCATGTGATATTTTTCAAGTCGGCTTAACTTTCTCACTTAATCCAACCCTCTCTGAAAATTAATGCCAGCAGATAAAGCCATGCTGAAACAGAGGCCAGGAATAAGTACCATCCTGACCATTTGCTCCAGTGCCTTAGCAGCGCACTCATGCAGCGTTGCTCACAGGACGATATACACGTTGCTGAACAGGAGGTTTTTTACCCTGGAACTCTGCCGGGCTTGCTGCCTGACGTTCATCAAGCCAACGCTCAACTTCATCACGGTTCCATGCGCAGCGTTTATCGGTGATATACCAGCGTTTAGGAAATTCCCCTGCGCGCTCCATACGGTCGATAGTGCTCCATGACAGTGGCACCACCGCCAGGAGTTCTTTCTTACCTAATGCACCTTTCATGAATACCTCTCTTGGTTGCAGTGCGGCGCACGTGGCGCCGCGGTGGTGGTTACTCGAATTCTGGACGCATATCGTTAAGCGTCATCATGAATTTTTGGTGATATTCATCACCGAGCTTTTCAGCCATGGTGTTAATTTCATTTTCAGCGCGCTTGAACATCGTTTTTGCATCTTCAGCAGATGGATCCAGGCTATTAAGTATCGCGATGATATATTCTCGAGCTTCTTCTCGTTCTGAATCTGAAATTGGCGACAGGTGTTGACGCTCATCGTCAACTACGGAATATTCACCAGTGATAACAGCTGCGTTATCTTGGCTAAGTCCAGCTTCAGCGCGCTCATCCATAACAACAGCCTTCTGCATTTCAATAGAAACAGGAAGATATTTGAACAGTCGGCGAATTACTGTTTTTTTAGCCATCTCATCGAAGTGATCAACCCATGGGCCACTGCTACCGGCTTTGCTCAGTGCACGAACTTTCTCAACGTCTGCCCGGCTCATAACTTCAAATTGGACTCCGCCATCTTTCAGTCGTGCAACGGCGTAAACGTGCGTTAATTCTCCGCGGTCACCTGTTTCGCAAGGTAAATGCTCGAGCGTTTCTTCCAGGCCGTATGAGTAGCTGAATTTGTCGTTTGTATGTACGGTACGAGCCGAGATACTCAGGATCTGCCCAGAGCGGCGGGCAAGGTCAATCATTCCGCGATAGCCGATAATCAGCTGTGCTTCTGTAGATACGGTTTCCCATCTTCCATTTACTTTCTGGCGTTTGTCGAACGGTATCAGGTAAGCGTGTCCAAGAGCTCCGCCTGGTTCAAGACCCAATTGGGCACATTGCATAATTGCCCCCAGGAAGCTGGCTTGGTCGCATGATGCAAGTTTTGGAACCTTTCTGATCTCTGTGGTTGCTATGCGCGCCAGACGGTCTGCTGTCATGTGCTTTGGAAGTGCCAAAGCCATCTGAGCTTTAATTTTTGGGTCTGCCAGAAGTCCGGCCAGAGTTGTTGGTTTCTCATTATGATGTGCAACTTGGTTACCGGTAGCCGCTGCCTTAAGTGCATTGATAGACATTTTTTCTCCTTACTTCATTCTGAAGACGCGTTGTGTCGTTGTTGTTTTGAATTTTTCGAATAACTCAGGGTGTACTGACTGGAATAGCTTCTGGTCGAATCTGTTGCTGATCTGAGATTTCCATGTGCAGAGCGGCTTTCCGTCCAGGGTCAGGACTGAGTGCTCTTGCATGTACATCTTCAGCTTCTCTTCTGATATAGCTATTTCTTCTTCCAGTGATTTTCTGCGTGACTTCATGTCTCGTAGATCGTTGAATAGTGCGAGTGCCTTTCCGTCAGCCTCGATACTTGTCCCGGCATCTTTCTCAAACATCAGCGATACATCGCTTACGCTGGTAGCTTCCGGCGGGTTAAGATTTTTCACTCGGTCCCAGAAAGCGATTTCTTTTTCTAAGATCGCCTGGATAGTTTCTTCATCACGCTCAACCCGATAGATTCGGAAGTCGTCGCCACCGATAAGCACACCGAAAACGCATACCTGTTTGTTTGTAACCATCAACCCGTGCATGGCCTGGGCCGTGTAATGCACAGGAATTGCATCTGTCTGGATTTCTCCCCATTCTTTGGCTTTGAACGGACTAACTGTTTTGATCTCAATGTTCTCGCCTGACGCTGCTTCTGCATCGATCTCAGCTGCAATAAAATCGTAATCACGGTGGATATAGCGGTTTCCGCGATGAACGATTTCCATCCCTGTTTCCTCAGAAAGCAGGTCTATTACGTATGGCTCCATACGCTGGCCACGCGTGAAAACTTTCTGCTTGCTTGGGTCTACTGGTTTGACACGTGGCTTGACCTTATCCAGATAAACCTCAAGCGGGGTGCGCCATGGGCTAATTCCAAGAATCCCTGCAACATCGCTTCCTCCGATGTATTTTGTTCTATCCATGATTCCAGCGTTCCGCATCATGCCGCGTCCCTCTGCCCATCAAGCTGATCAGCCAGATCCCAGCGGGCGATAATTGCCATTGCCTCGCGCCGATAGGCATCCATCAGTTCTTCGAACTCAGGGCTGTCTTTAGCTGCTTCCAGCACTTCCTGACGAACGCCTTTGCCTGTTACAACGTCGAAAGTTGAGGACAGTTGATGAAGTCGGATGCTCTCAATCAGTTCAACTTGTCGGTCATATAGCTGTTCTGACAGGCGGTAGTCCTTGTCGAATGCCAGCATGATTTTTTGAAGATTTTTCTGCTGATTAACGTTCATTATCAGCCCTCCCATATCTCGTTATCGTTGGCCACATCGCGAGCTTCTTTGCTGACGAAAGCCCACTTAATGCCTTCCTGTAAGGTGCGGAACTTCCAGCTCATGAATCCGCATGCAGTAACGCAGTACCAACCGTTGATGATTTTCCACTGCATAACTTGTTACCTCGGTCTGTTACCGTTGAGGTAATAATTATGCGTATCTGGTTTGATGTCAATAGATATGAGTTAAAAAAATTACCCGGCGGGTAATCTAACAGGCAATAAAAAAGCCGCCATGAGGCGGCTTACTTGCTGAAAACTATAGTTTTATTGTTTGTTTTTTTCGTTCTGGTTGATGACAAATTCAATGTAACTTTCGATCTTTGCTTTCTCGGTTTCGGGTAACAATGCGTAGCGCGAGCGATCATAGTTGATAGTCGCAGGGTCGTGCGGGTGAATCAGTAATTCATAGCCGTGACGCCCGAATGCGGATGCAACATTCTCCAGGGTGGAAATGGAAACGCTGACCTCATTGTTTAACAGGCGGCTGATTGTCACCTGGGCGACGCCGGATGCGCGGTGAAGTTTTCCCTGAGTTGAAAGGTCGCGGCTTTCGCTCATCCAGCGTTCCAGGTTGTGAGCCGCCAGCTGACCAATGTCGCTTGGGCCGACAGGCTGAAAACCCTCCTGAGAAAGCGAGCGATCGATATCAAGCCAGTTACGGGGTTTATTTGCGGCAGCTTCAATTTTTCGCGCAACCTGGTCGCCGATAACCTTCTTGCCAAGAGCCCAGCGGTTTACCAGATTTGCCTGAGTTCCAAGTTTTTCTGCCATCCGCGTCTGAACACCATTGAATTCACGGTCGATCAAGTCGTTGAGATTTTGCCTGCGGACGTCCTGGATACTTTTCATTTTCTGGAAAATCGCCTCATATATGAATCAGTAGATGATTCAATTTAAAGCAATATTACCCAACAGGTAAATGCACCCCATAGGTAACTATCCTTGATTTTTGTTACCTTATAGGTGAATATTTATTATCTGAAATAAATATCAGGCAATAGCTATGAGCGATAACGGACATTTCGATTTCAAAAAGCACTGGCTTGCACTTACTCCGGATGAGCGTGAAGCCTTCGCACAGGAAGCCGGAACGACGAGTCACTATATCCAGACTCACTTAACAGGTAAGCGCAAAATGCCAGGTAAGGTATTGATGAATGGGCTTTTTAAAGCCTGTAAATCAAGACAATGGCTGCGCTCAAAAGCAGAACTGGCATACTTCTTCTACTCATGATATCCAGCCACAACCCTCTGTAGACCGCCATCCGGCGGTCTTTTCATATCTATTCGCACCTCAAAGGTAATAAAAAACCGAATCTGGTTGATCTTTTTTTTGTGTCAGCACAAAATGACCGTAATCCCAATACTAATAACAGGGCTTACCATGGAAATCATTACACGTATTGATGCCGCAAAGCGCGGACTTAAACGCTATTACACCGGAAAACAATGTAAGCACGGACATGACAGTGAACGCTGGGTTTACAACGGACACTGTGTTGAGTGCACCATGGAATCAAACCGTCGCATCAGGGCAGAGATTAAGCAGATCATGATTAATTCCTCCCCACAACATTCAAGCTGATAGCGGAGATTAATCATGAGCAGACATGCAACAGATTGGGCCTGGGAGACAGATCCAGGTAGCTCATCATTAAAGCTCATACTGCTCTCGATAGCTGACAGAGCCGATGAATATAACCTCTGCTACCCCAGCATAGAACGCCTCGTTAAAGACACTTGCCTGAATAAAAAAACCGTGCAGGCCGGGCTTATATCGCTCATGAAAATGGGGCTTATTTCAGATACCGGAGAGAGAAAGGGAGCGACAAAAAGAGTGCGGGTTTTCTCTCTTAATATAACCAAAAACGGGAACATTAAAGGCAACCGGGAGGGGGGCAATGAACCCGAAAACGGTAATGTTACCGAAAACGGGAATATACCCAAAAACGGGATGTTGAATGATCCCAAAAACGGGATGTTGAATGATCCCAAAAACGGGATCCAGAACCAGTCATATAACCAGTCATTTAACCAAGAGAGGGAGAGCAGGACAAAAAGCGGGGATTCTGTGCCTCATGACCCCGGTGCAAACAACGCCGTGATGAATAACTTTGTTCCTCCTGGTGGGCCAGGGCAATTAGGCAAATTTGTCATGCATGAACAATGGCAGCCATCAGATGACTTTCTTCGGAAAAGCTCATTGCAGGGGATCTACCTGGACAGTCTGCCAACGGCACAGGAACTTGCAGAGTTCAGAATTTACTGGATGGCTGAGGGTAAGGCATACCATCAGGCACAGTGGGAGCAGAAGCTGGCAAGGCGGCTGCAGATTAGCAGACAGAAGCAATCAACATTACCTGATAACAACGTTCCGCACTGGAACAGCCCTGAAGCATGGGAGGATTTCTTGTGAACAACGTTTTTACCGCGATACAAAACCGTGACGGAGAAGCCCTTTCTCGCATGTCAGGTTATGAGCATCAGTACACCAACAATGACAATGTGGTGAACATGTCAGCAGAGAGGCTTGTTGATGCCCTTTTCAAACAGCTGAAACAACTGTTTCCGGCGGCAGTGGTAACCAACCTGAAGACGCCAGAGCAGGAAGTTGCTGCAAAACAGCAGTGGATTGCTGCGTTTGCCGAAGGGGGGATCCGAACCCGTGAACAGGTTTCTGCTGGTATGCGCCACGCCCGCGCCAGTGAATCTCCGTTCTGGCCGTCGCCAGGGCAATTTATCAAGTGGTGTAAAGACAGCAAGATGGTTCTTGGCGTCACCATTGACGATGTGATGACGGAGTTTCACCGGTACAGCAAGGAAAAAAGTTTATATCCTGGTGGTCCCGAAAGATTCCCGTGGCGGCATCCGGTTATGTACTGGGTCGTATGTGATACCCGCCGTGCAATGTATCAGCGCCAGCTTAGCGAGATTGAGGTTGAGAAACACGCGCGCAGGCTGCTCGATGATTGGGCGAAAAAGGTGGCTTCCGGACAGCAGATACCCGATCCGGTGATCAGCATACAGGCAAAGCCAGAACCCATGAGTACGCCTCCGGACACAGGGAGAGACGTTTACCATCCACCAGGGCGAAGTTTCGGGTGTATGCCTAACGCCGCCACCCTGGGGGGAATAACACCGGCGCAGTGGCTGATGGAGGAATACAGGCGGGGAAAGGCGTCAGGATTTATCAAGTAATACCAGCGCGATAGCGCATTTTTTTACGTCTCGATAATTACCTGTTTGGTAATAAAATATTCTAAAATCTATTGATTTCATGTCTTATGTGGTTTTTAATTACCTCAGGGGTAAATCATGAGAAAACAGATACAGGCTCTTGGTCGACTCAAAACAGGACAGATGAACAAAACAGAATCTGCGTATTGCCAGCACCTTGAGCAGCGTAAACGTGCAGGGGAAATCGCCTGGTATCGATTCGAGGGTATCAAGCTGCGGTTAGCTGATAACACGTTCTATACGCCCGATTTTGCTGTGATGCTCGCCACCGGCGAGATGGAACTGCACGAAGTGAAAGGTTTCTGGACCGACGACGCCAGGGTGAAAACCAAAGTCGCCGCAGATCAGTATCCGTTCCGAATCATCGGGGTAACGGTTAAGCCAAAGAAAGCAGGTGGTGGCTGGAACATCGAAGAGTTCTGAATCGACGATCTTTTTAGTTATCAATGTAATCAATAAGTTATGTGGATAAGCGAGGGTAAAGATGGACGGTAATATCAAAGGGTTAGTTTCCGCCGGGCATGAGATGGCTTCGGAACTGAAAGCTGAATGTGGTGCCGTTGATATGCGCAGCGTGGCAAAGCTGATCAGCGATTTGGCAACGCAACTGGAAGTGCAACTGGCGCGTGCTAATGCGCTGGCAGCGGAGAATGCGGCGCTGAAGGCCGGGGCTATGTATTTCTCATATGGCTCTGAATTTATTTTCGAGTGTCACAAAACTGCTGAGGAGGCTATCGCTGCTGCTGAGGCTGCAATTGACGACTATAGAGGCGATGCTTGCGATGGATGGAGCGAAGAGGTCGAAAGCATTTGCTGGGGGGTAATTATTCAGCAGGCAACCAAGATCGGTGAACGCAAGAAGAGGAAATGCGACAGAGTATCACCATGGATTGAAAGAGTTTGTGATTATGAGCTTCGACCTAATGTCGAAACCCCAGCCACCGATGCTTTCCTGGCTGAAGTGAAGACTGAAGCACGCAAGGAGGGCGCTTACTTTGTGGCGAACAGAATGCTGGCTGCCTGGGAAGCTGGTTTTATTGATGATACTGCGAAGAACGCCGCGGATATTGCCCGGATGATTCTTACCTCTACTGAGTTTATGGCTAATGCGCCGGAAGGCGATTTTGACCGCTCATTCTCTGATGGCGTTCTCGAAGATATCGCCGCCCAGCTTGGAAAAGGAGGCAAACAGTGAGCGAAATTAATTACCAGGCACTGCGTGAGGCGGCAGAAAAGGCAACACAAGGCGAATGGGTCGCATTTATTTCGCCGGGCAAATACGGCACGTACGCCGTGCACACACCAGGTGATAATCATCACGGAGATATTGTCGACTGGCCAGGATTCGACGAACAGAAAAACGCAGAGAACAACGCTCGTTATATCGCAGCTTTCAACCCTGAAGTAGCGCAGGCGCTGTTGGATGAACGAGAAGCCCAAAGCAAACTCATTGCAGAGCTGGAGGAAAGCGAAGAGCAACTCATCAATGAGCGTGACAATGCTGAGTCTGCTTTATCTGATATGTATTTTGCAGCAACCGGGGATAGGCCGGAGTGGAGTAACTGTTTCAGTTTTTCAGATGCCGTCGATGCCGTGGTTGACAGAATTGCTGATTTAGAAGCTAAACAGCCATCGCCAGTAGTACCGGAAGGACTGGTTAAAGCAGTGCGCTTCTATGAACAGGTTAAGCGTGAAAATCCGCCAGTCGAAACCGGAGCATGGAAAGACGCTGTTGACTGGGTACTCAAAGAGGCTTGCAAGGCTGTAAACATTGGCATCAAAGGAGAGTGAGATGAACGGACAAATCTCAATTGTTCGACCGGGAGCATGTGACGATCGCGAGATACGAATAATCATTCGTATCTCGATGGGGAAAACAATAACGGCTCTCATTACTCCAGAAAATCTCGCATTAGCATTAACCGGAAAGTCAGACCTGCCAGTAGAGCTAAAGCTGCGAAATGTTGAGATTAAGGTGAAATAGCTATGACCACTATAACCGATAAGAAACAGTATCCCAGCGAGCAATATCTTAATGAGCTGATCACCAACATAGAGTTTGCTGCAAGGGCACCAGTTGAAGTCGTGAGAGCGATGGCAGCAGAGCTACAGAAGCGGCGCGAAGCTGATAGTGCAGAACCTGCAAGTAATCATGAAGAGTTGCCGCTTGATTATCTCCAAGGTCAAAAAGATGGTCTTGAATGGGCTGCGCAGCTTGCAGAAGCAAATCACCCACAAACTGGCGACTGGCTTTACGATGACCCGCTGGAGCTGGCTAAAGCTATCAGAAAAGGTCCTGACATGCCCGAATTCGATGGACCAACTCCGGTAACTCCGGATGGTTGGATAAGCTGTAGTGAGCGAATGCCCGCTCAAGATGATTGGATTTTAATTTATTCAAAGCACGGTGAGTATATGGCAGGACAGGTGCAAGGGGAATACGTGGAGTTGAGCGACGGCACTTTATCCTGGTTAGGGAACGCCTTGTTCTGGATGCTGCTACCAGAACCGCCGCAGGAGGTGAATCCGTGAGTAAATCAGAATTCCTCCAAAAGTTAGACTCGCTCGCTTCAGAGTGTCACGCACTGGCCTGCCAGCTAGACATTGGCGATGAACGCACTGAGATGTTTGAAATATACAACGTACTGAGAAGCCTTGGACGTAGCGGATATGCAAGCCAGATAAGCAAAGTTACCAACCCACTGTTATGGTCGGTTGGCGATAACGACGATGATTGGGATGAGGATGATGAGTGATGGCTAACCTGCAACTTGCCGTCAAAGGTGAATACTTCGATGCCATGATTCGCGGAGAGAAAACAGAAGAGTATCGCCTGTGTAATGACTACTGGAATAAGCGAATTATGCTCCTGGAGTATGACCGTCTGATTATCACAAAGGGATATCCGAAGCGCGACGATTCCAGTCGCAGAATAGACGTCCCGTATAACGGATATGAAGTGAAAACAATCACACATCCGCACTTCGGCGATAAGCCGGTAAAGGTGTTCGCGATAAAGGTAAATATTGATGGCTAAATCAGCAGCAGAGCGCAAAGCCGCTCAGAGAGCCAGACAAGCTGCATCTGGTGTGCGTAAGCTGGAAATTGTGCTTGATGCTCAGGAAATTGAAATGCTGGAGAGTAACTGTGCCACGCGTCGCCCCGGGCGTGCGCCTTACGAATTTGGTGAGTATATAGCGTTACTGATCCGCCAGGATGATGCACGCGTGCGCGGGCGTATAAAATCGATCAGCAGAAAATGTTGCGGTAAGTGCGGCGAGAGAGTTCCAGTTAATTCATGCCCGTGTAATGGTGACTCGCAATGCTGGGTGACTAAAGGCTGGCATGAAACGAAATTAATAGTGTGACATGTCACGAGTAGATTATGCATGATGAATTTGATGGTTTTGAATACTGCCGCCAACTATGGCGGCTTTATTTTGCATGGTACTATTACCACAACGGTAACTATTACCACGGTGGTTATGATGCCTGCTGAACCTAAAACCTATAAACGCAAATCAACGCAATTTAAGCCACTAACAGCAATGCAGGAGGCTTATTGCCAGTCATACATCAAAACGCCTGAAAACCAGACTCAGGCAGCGATTAACGCAGGATTCTCCCCAAATACAGCGGCAGTTAAAGCCAGTGTCATGATGCGCGATGAACGCATTCAAAAACGGATTGCCGAGTTGATGGAGGAGCGCAACAAACGAATGCGCGTCAGCGCTGATTACGTCCTCATGCGCCTGGTAGAGATCGACCAGATGGATGTCCTGGATATCTTGAACGACGACGGCGGGATGAAGCCGATCGCTGAGTGGCCTAAGGTATGGCGCACCTCTCTCAGCGCGATGGATATCGCTACTATCAAGACGACTCAGGCCTCTCTGCAAAAAGAGAATGGCGAGGCGGATCTCTCTGTTGAGGATGTCGAGCATATCCTGAAGAAGGTGAAATGGCCCGACAAGGTGAAAAACCTCGAACTGATTGGTAAGCACGTCGACGTCAACGCATTCAAAGAACGCCTGGATGTTAATGTGAATGTGACAATTGCTGATCGCATAGCAGCAGCCAGGAAGCGACTCAAAGAACGTCAGGATGGTAATCAGTGACAGATACAGTGTTATCTCCTGAAGAGCAGTTGATCGAGGATATTGCAGGGTTTACTCACGATCCGCTTGGTTATGCCCTCTATGCGTTCCCGTGGGGGGAAGAGGGGACTGAACTGGCACATGCCACCGGTCCACGTCAGTGGCAGGCCGATGCGTTCCGAGAGATACGTGATCACCTGCAGAATCCAGAGACGCGATATCAGCCGCTTATGCTGGCACGCGCTTCTGGTCACGGTATTGGTAAATCCGCATTCATCTCAATGCTGATCAACTGGGGCATGTCCACTTGCGAGGATTGTAAGGTCGTGGTGACCGCCAACACCGACAACCAGCTGCGCACCAAGACATGGCCGGAAATCATCAAATGGTCGAATCTGGCTATCACGAAAGAGTGGTTCACCTGCACCGCCACGGCGATGTACAGCAATGACCCAGGCCACGACAAGCGCTGGCGAGCTGACGCAATACCGTGGTCTGAGCACAACACAGAGGCGTTCGCCGGGCTGCACAACGAGCGTAAGCGTATCATCGTGGTATTCGATGAAGCGTCCAACATTGCAGATCTGGTGTGGGAAGTTGCTGAAGGTGCGCTGACGGACGAAGACACGGAAATTATCTGGGTGGCGTTTGGGAACCCGACGCGTAACACCGGGCGCTTCCGCGAATGCTTCCGCAAGTACAAGCACCGCTGGAAGTGCGCGCAGATTGACAGCCGCACCGTGGAAGGCACAAACAAGCAGCAGCTGCAGAAATGGGTTGACGACTACGGCGAAGACAGCGACTTCGTGAAGGTCCGCGTGCGGGGGATCTTCCCTGACGCGTCAGAACTCCAGTTTATCCCAACAGGCCTTACAGACGAGGCCATGAAGCGGGTGGTTACCGCCGGGCAGGTTGCTCACGCTCCTGTGATTATCGGCGTCGACCCGGCGTATTCCGGAGTTGATGACGCGGTGATATACCTGCGGCAGGGGCTGCACAGCAAAGTGCTCTGGACCGGCAACAAGACCACCGACGATTTGATTATGGCTAAGCGAATCGCCGACTTTGAAGACCAGTACCAGGCTGACGCGGTGTTCATCGACTTCGGTTACGGCACCGGGCTGAAGTCCATCGGTGACGGCTGGGGCAGGACATGGCAGCTAATCCCGTTCGGCGGCGGCTCGACCGATCCCCAGATGCTAAATAAGCGCGGAGAGATGTTCAACAGCTGCAAGACGTGGCTGAAGCTAGGCGGCGCGCTGGACGACCAGGAAACAGCAGACGACCTGTCGGCGGCAGAGTACAAAGTTCGAGTGGACGGTAAAATCGTTATCGAACCGAAGGAAGATATCAAGGAGCGGCTTGGGCGTTCACCGGGTAAAGGCGATGCGCTACTGCTGACGTTTGCGTTCCCTGTGTCTAAGCGTCTGCGAATTCCCGGGCAGCAGAACCAGCAAGGCAAGGCCATCACAGATTACGATCCCTATGCTTAATCCGCTTGAGGGGATAATGTTGTTGATATCCTCTGATGAGGATAAAACAAAGCCAGCTCATAGGCTGGCTGTTTGTGATATGTCACGGTGTTATTGCTCGCTTAACTTCTGCTTCAGCAAGTAACCTTCAAGCATCCAGATTTTGTTTACAGCATTCTGTCGGGCAATCTTCCGACCAATTTCTGCATCAAAGTTTTCCGGGCTTGCACAGGCGCTCTCTCCGGTGACGGTGAAGCCGTTGCGCAGCACCAGGACGCAGAACGTCAGCAGAGAAAGTGATTCGTGCGGCTGGTAGTTTACCTCTCCGCCAGTATGTTTCGCTTTTATGGCTACGCCAAAGGCACCATCTTCTGCTGTGAAATATGCCTCCTGAGCAATAATGCTCTCGATATGGTCTGGCGTAACGCGCGGCGCGGCTAAACCTTTAGCCTGAATTTCAGATTCAATGTCTTTGTCACTCATAGTCTAATCTCACCTTAAAAAAATGCCCGGCGAACCGGGCGAACTGGAAGCAATGAGTTATGCCTTCCGTGGCTGTACTGGTTTACAGCATGAAGTCATCGCAATGGCGTCCTGCTGTAAAAAGGGCGGTGATAGTCCTTCAAGGGAAACCATCACCGCCAAGCCCCTGGAACTTCTGGCATCACGGTCCTTAGGCGTGATTCTGGCGTGGCATGCAGGATTCGAACCTGCGACCAACCGCTTAGAAGGCGGTTGCTCTGTCCAACTGAGCTAATGCCACAACGCTGAGAGCACTTAGCCTGTTAAGGCGCCACACTTTGTCGCGGCTCCATAAATGCTCTCATCGTTGCACCCTCGTCTCTTCCGAGGCGTCACACCGAATCGCCGGGATGGTGAATCCCCGTGCGCGGAATAAAACCGCTCGACTTGCACATTCCGGCTACCTGGTTCGTTTGCTCGAGCAAGGGAGGGTGCCCCTTAAACGTATCCAGACCGCTATCGGCGCATGTGCCATACGCCGTACTGCTCAAAATAAAAGCTCACTCCACCTGTTCAATTTAACGACAAGCCAGTCAGGTTAATAACCGGAATGAACTCTTTGCTTACCTGAAAGGTAATAATTCGTGCGTTAAATGTCAACTATCTACGATAAATAAATCATATGTGGTTAAATTGGTAATAATTTAATTGCGTACGGAGTCATTGATATGTGCATGGGTAGCTCACCATCAGTGCCTGCAACACCAGAAGTTCAGGCAGCACCACAGGAGCAGGATGCCGCCGTTGTTGATGCCCGCGACGAAGAAACACGTCGCCGTCGCGCTGCTGCTGGTCGTAGTTCTACGCTGCTTACCGGTTCTCAGGGCGACACATCAACCGCTAATACCAGCGGTAAAACGCTGCTTGGTCAGTAACCGGAGTCATTGAAATGGCGGAAACAACTAAAGAGCGATTGAACAAACAGTTCGCACAACTTGAAAGCGAGCGTCAGTCGTTCGAGCCGCACTGGCGCGAGTTGAGTGATTACATCAACCCGCGTGGTTCCCGCTTTCTGACTTCTGAGGTCAACCGTAACGATCGACGCAATACACGCATTATTGATTCGACCGGGACTATGGCGGCGCGCACTCTCGCCAGCGGCATGATGTCAGGCATCACAAGCCCCGCGCGTCCGTGGTTTCGCCTGGCTACGCCAGATCCTGAAATGATGGATTATGGCCCTGTTAAGTTGTGGCTTGAGGCGGTGCAGAACCGCATGAACGATATGTTCAATAAGTCGAATCTCTACCAGTCTCTTCCGCAGTTATACGGAAGCCTCGGCACATACAGCACTGGTGCAATGGCGGTGCTGGAGGATGACGAGGACATCATTCGCACAATGCCATTCCCGATAGGCAGTTACTACCTGGCTAACTCACCTCGTGGCAGTGTGGACACCTGTTTTCGCAAGTTCTCTATGACTGTTCGTCAGCTTGTTCAGGAATTCGGACTAAATAACGTCAGCGAATCCGTAAAAAGCATGTGGGAAAGCGGCACCTACGAGAAGTGGATTGAAGTGATGCATTCGGTTTACCCGAACATTGACCGCGATACATCGAAGCTGGATAGCAAGAACAAGCCATTCAAATCGGTTTATTACGAGGTTGGTGGCGATAACGACAAGTTGTTGCGTGAGTCCGGATTCGATGAGTTTCCAATTATGGCTCCGCGCTGGGAAGTTAATGGCGAAGATGTTTATGGATCATCATGCCCGGGTATGCTGGCGCTTGGACCTGTTAAGGCATTGCAGCTTCTCCAGAAACGCAAGTCGCAGTTGATTGATAAAGCCACCAATCCGCCGATGGTTGCTCCGACTTCCCTCAAGAATCAGCGCGCCTCCCTTCTTCCTGGCGACATCACGTATATCGATCAGATTACTGGTCAGGATGGCTTCAGGCCTGCTTATCTGGTTAACCCCAGTACAGCAGATTTGGTGGCAGACATTCAGGACACTCGTCAAATCATTAACAGCGCCTACTTTGTCGATCTGTTCATGATGTTGCAGAACATCAATACCCGCTCGATGCCTGTTGAAGCGGTGATCGAAATGAAAGAAGAAAAACTTCTGATGTTGGGGCCGGTTCTGGAGCGTCTGAACGACGAATGTCTTAATCCTCTCATTGACCGCGCTTTCTCGATGATGGTGCGTAAAAACATGCTGCCGCCACCGCCTGACGCGATGGAAGGTATGCCCCTGAAGGTCGAATACATTTCTGTCATGGCTCAGGCGCAGAAGTCTATCGGCCTGTCCAGTCTGGCGTCTACGGTCAACTTCATTGGTCAACTTGCGCAAGCGAAACCAGAAGCTCTCGACAAACTCAATGTTGATCAGGCGATCGATGCATTCGCTGATATGTCCGGAGTGTCTCCAACCGTCATTGTTCCGCAGGAACAGGTTGAGCAGGCTCGCCAGCAACGGGCACAGCAACAACAGCAGCAACAAATGATGACGATGGGGATGGCGGCGGCACAGGGTGCCAAGACGCTAAGCGAAGCTAAAACTTCGGATCCGAGTGTTTTGTCAGCTATGGCGAATGCAGTTAGTGGTCAGGGTGGGCAATCACAATGACAGATTACGAAGATGATCAACTGAAAGAAGAAAACGCCCGTAAGCAACGTGACATGGCACAGCGTGAAATTGATGACATTCGCTTTGTCATGAGCAGTGAACAGGGGCGTCGCGTTGTCTGGTCGGTGCTGGAGAAAGGTCGTGTGTTTTCCGCTATCTCGCCGATGGACGCTATGGCAATGGCATTTAATGAGGGGCAACGCAATCTGGCGCTGGAACTGTTTCAGCGCGTTATGGCGCATTGCCCTGAACAGTATTTGAAGATGGCCAAAGAGGCCAGTGAACAGGAGTGATCATGAATTTATTTGAGCGTTTGCTGTATCGCCGTCTTTGCAATGAGCAACCAGTCGATGGTGGAGCAGCTCCGGCTGCGTCAGAACCGTCAGCGCCTGCAGGTGATAACCCTGCTCCAGTTGGTGATCCATCACAACAGGAAGGTGATAAGCCACAACCTGTTGCTGATGGCGATAAACCTGCTGATGACAAAAAGTCTGAAAACGATAAGCAGGATGAAAAAAAGGACGGCGATAAACCAGAGGGTGCGCCTGAGAAGTACGAGTTTCAGGCTGCCGAAGGCGTAGAGCTGGATACAGAAGCGTTGAAGGAATTCGAGCCGGTGGCGCGAGAACTTAACCTGACCAACGAGCAAGCGCAAAAGCTGGTTGATGCTTATCCGAAGATTCTGGCAGGTGTTCAGCAGCGCCAGGCAGAAGCCTGGCAGAAAACAACCGAGCAGTGGGCTGCGGATGTAAAAGCTGACAAAGAAATCGGTGGCGACAAGTTGATTTCTAACCTTAGCGCCGCACAGCGTGCGCTTGACCAGTTCGGGACACCTGAACTCAAAGAATATCTGAACACCACCGGGCTGGGTAATCACCCTGATCTGGTCAAAACGTTCGTGAAAATCGGAAAGGCGATGTCTGAAGATGGCATGGTCACCGGTGGTAATGAAGGCCAGCGTAGTGCGGCCGAAGTGCTCTATGGCAAATAAGAGAGGAAATGACAATGGCTGTTAAAGGCTTAACTGCGCTAACGCTGGCTGACTGGGGTAAGCGCGTCGATCCAAACGGGAAAGTCGATAAGATTATCGAGCTTCTCGGTCAAACTAACCCGATCCTTCAGGATATGCCTTTTGTCGAAGGGAACCTTCCTACCGGACACCGAACCACCATTCGTTCTGGTTTACCTTCAGCTACCTGGCGTTTGCTGAACTATGGCGTACAGCCAAGCAAATCAACCACAGTGCAGGTAACCGATTCCGTTGGCATGCTGGAAACCTATGCTGAAGTCGATAAATCACTGGCAGATCTGAACGGCAATACCGCTGAATTCCGCCTGTCTGAAGACCGCGCATTTATTGAAGCGATGAATCAGCAGATGGCGCAGACGCTGTTTTATGGTGATTCCAGCGTTAACCCTCAGCAGTTTATGGGACTGTCCTCCCGCTATTCCAGCCTGTCTGCGGGTAATGCTCAGAACATCATTGATGCTGGTGGCACGGGTACAGATAACACCTCAATCTGGTTAGTGGTGTGGGGCGAAAACACCGTGCATGGCATCTTCCCGAAAGGGCAGAAGGCTGGCATCCAGATGGAAGATAAAGGCCAGGTGACACTGGAAGATGCTAATGGCGGCAAGTACGAAGGCTATCGCACCCATTACAAATGGGACAACGGACTTGCTCTGCGTGACTGGCGTTATGTTGTTCGCATTGCAAACATCGATGTCAGCAATCTTTCAGAACCTTCCTCTGCCGCAAATATTGCGAAGTTGATGGTTAAAGCACTGCATCGCATTCCAAACCGTGGAATGGGTCGCCCGGTGTTCTACATGAACCGCACTGTAGGCCAGGCTCTTGATCTGCAATCTCTGGAGAAAACATCTCTGGCGATCAGCGTAAAAGAGACAGAAGGCGAGTGGTGGACTTCATTCCGTGGTGTACCAATCCGTGAAACTGATGCGCTTCTGGAAACAGAAGCCCGCGTGGTGTAACGCCTGTTATTAACCTGTGGGTCGTAACAGACCCACTAATGGAGAAAGAAGATGATCACCGACAAACTGTTGATGTTCTCCGAAGCTCAGGCGGTTACGAATACCGCGGCTTCTACTGACGTAATCGATCTCGGTCCAATTGACGGAAAGCGTCGTGATATCGGCGTTGGTTACCCGCTTGAGTTTTGGGCGCTGGTTAACACAGCCGCCGCGGCAAGCGGTGATGCAACTGTAAACATCCAGTTGCAGACGAGTGAGAATAACAGCTCATGGACCACTATTTATGATAGTGGCGCACTGGCAAAGACCGCCCTGACAGCAGGTAAACGAGTTGTTTCTGCAAAGGTGCCTGCCGGTGTTCAGCGATATCTGCGTGTTAACTACTCCGTCGCAACTGGCCCACTAACGGCCGGCAAATTCACTGCGGGTATTAGTCTGGATGTTGATGCCAATACACCGTACCCGATCCGCTCAAAAGTAACTGGTTAAGGTGATTTCGATGTCAGGTGAGAAACCAAGATACCGCGTTCTGCGCCTCTCTCATATCCATAACACACTGTGGCCGGAGGGGGCAGAAATCGAATACGAAGGTGAGCCTGGTAGCGCACTGGAACCTGTTAACGATGCAGCCAGACAGGCAAAAGCAAAGGTAGCAGGAAAGGTGACTATGGCAGCAACCAGCACCAAAATCATCAACGATGTGTCAGATGATGGTGAACTGGATAAGCTCCGTGAAGAGTACGAATTGCTCTTTAACGAGAAGCCACACCATAACGCCAAAGCCGAAACGCTCCGCGAGAAGATCGCAGATAAGCGTAAAGAACTGGGCGTGTAAGCCTCGCGAATCAGACAAGGGGCTTCGGCCCCTTTATTGCAGGAGTGTATATGGAACTCGTAAACCTCAAAACCGGCACTGACAGCTACCAGGATGAGAGCGGAGAAACCAGAACTCGCGATGAATACCCGTGGGGGCTGTGCATCACTCTTAATAACGACACATTGAATAAGCTGAAGGCGCAACCTCAGGGCGTCGGAACAGAAGTGATGATAACTGCAAAGGCTGTTATTCGAGGCCTGTCTGCCAGAGAAACTGACGATGGTGTTAATCGCAGCGCCGATCTGCAGATCACTGATATGGCGATCGCTCCTGTTTCCAGGGATGTAGAAAAATCAGCGGCTGAAACTCTGTACGGTAACGGAGGTGAGTGATGGCCTCTGTAGTAGAGATCTGTAATCGTGCGCTGTCCAATATTGGCAACAGCCGCAGCATTAACAGCCTGACGGAAGCCAGCAAGGAAGCGGGGGAATGTTCGCTGCACTTTGAGGCCTGCCGTGATGCTGTTCTTTCTGATTTTGACTGGAACTTTGCTACCAAACGCGTGGCGCTTGCAGATACGAGCAATCCACCGCCTGACTGGGAATATGCGTACCAGTACCCGTCCGATTGTCTGCGCATTACTGAAATTATGCTTCCTGGTGTACGCAATCCAACAGCAGCAATGCGCGTTCAGTACGAAGTTGGTGCAGACACCAACGGAACAGGAAAGTTGATCTACACAGACCAGCCGCAGGCATGGCTCAAGTATGTCTCTCGCGTTTCAGATGTGAACATGTTTGATGCCATTTTTATGGAGGCGTTGGCCTGGCGTCTTGCGGCAGCTATTAACATGGCGCTGACTGGGAATGCAGACCTCGGTACGTTTGCCCTCAATATGTACAATCGCGTGATTCTTAGTGCTGGCTCGCATAGCCAGAATGAATCACAGGAACCACAGCCACCGGTTGACGAGTTTACCATTGCGAGGTTGTCCTGATGGCTATCAGTTGGATCCAGCCCAGCTTTGCCGGTGGCGAGATTGGACCGTCGTTGTACGGTCGTATCGACATGGCGAAGTACCAGGTGGCATTGCGCAAGTGCGATAACTTTATCGTGCGGCAGTATGGCGGCGTTGAGAATCGACCTGGTACGCGTTTTGTCGGTGCCGCCAAATACCCAAATCGGAAATGCCGCCTGATCCCGTTCCAGTTCTCGACGGTTCAGACCTATGCTCTGGAGTTCGGACACCAGTACATGCGCGTTATCAAAGATGGTGCGTTGGTGCTGAACAGCAGCAATGTTATTTATGAAATTGCCACGCCATATACTGAAGCCGATCTGTTCCGAATTAAATTCACGCAAAGCGCCGACGTGCTTACGCTGGTTCACCCGGCATACCCGCCGAAAGAGCTGCGCCGCTATGCGCATGACAACTGGCAACTGGTTGATGTGGTAACGAAGAACGGGCCATTTGAAGATATCAATATTGATGAGTCAGTGACGGTTTATGCCAGCGCCAGCACCGGGACAATTACGTTAACGGCAAGCGCCTCTATTTTTGGCGCGGAGCAGGCAGGCAAATTGTTCTATCTGGAACAGCCTGCAGTGGATTCTGTGCCGGTATGGGAAACCAGTAAGAGTACGTCGATTGGCGATATTCGCCGTGCAGACAGTAACTACTATCGCGCCGTTACAGCAGGCAAAACAGGTACTTTGCGCCCTTCGCATACAGAAGGCACATCATGGGATGGTTGGGGCGGATCCGGTGATGATGATACTGGCATTGAGTGGGAATATCTGCACAGTGGTTTTGGCATTGCCCGTATCACTGCTGCAAATGGAACTACTGCAACTGCCGAGGTGATTTCCTATATCCCTTCGCAGGTCGTGGGCGAGGATAATGCCAGCTATAAATGGGCTAAATATGCCTGGAACAGTGTTAATGGTTATCCTGGCACTGTTGTTTATTATCAACAACGTCTTTACTTCGCCGCATCGACTGCGTTCCCTCAGACTATCTGGGCCAGCCGTACCGGGGATTATAAGGATTTTGGCAAAAGCAATCCTACGCAGGATGACGACAGAATTATCTACACCTATGCCGGGCGTCAGGTTAATGAGATCCGTCACCTGATTGATGTTGGTTCTCTGGTGGCGCTGACTTCCGGAGGTGAGTACGTCATCACCGGCGACCAGAACAAAGTGTTAACCCCATCATCATTTGCATTCAGCTCTCAGGGATCAAATGGCTCAAGCAACGTCCCACCAATTGCTGTGGCGAATATTGCTCTGTTCGTCCAGGAGAAAGGCAGCGTTGTCCGTGATCTGGCCTACTCATTCGATGTTGACGGCTATCAGGGGAACGACCTGACCATCCTTGCCAATCATCTTTTTCAGAAGCACAGCATTGTTGACTGGTGCTTCTCTATTGTCCCTTACTCCAGCGCCTTCTGCATTCGTGATGACGGTAAATTACTGGTGATGACCTATTTGCGTGATCAGCAGGTTTTTGCATGGGCACCACAATCCAGTACCGGAAAATATGAAAGCACATGCAGTATCAGCGAAGGCAATGAAGATGCGGTGTATTTCGTCGTTAACCGAACCGTTAACGGGCAAACAGTGAGATACATCGAGAGGCTGTCCAGCCGTTTATTTACCAGCGATGAAGATGCTTTCTTTGTTGATTCTGGCCTTAGCTATGATGGAAGAAATACGTCTGACAGAACGATGACCATCACTGGTGGTTCTGGTGAATGGGATTACCGTGCGGAATATACAATCAGTGTTTCTGGTGGTGCGTACTTCACCAGTAGTGATGTCGGCGCGCAACTACAGTTCCCTTATACCGGAACTGATCCTGATACTGGCGATGAAGTGTCAAAAGAATTACGTTGCGACATTATTTCTGTAACCAGCAATACCGCTGTAGTGGTTCGTGCTAACAGGAACGTCCCGCCATCCCTCAGGAATGTGGCCACCACGTACTGGCAGATGGCGCGCCGGACATTTGGAGGCCTGTCTCATCTTGAAGGCCAGACCGTAAACATTCTCTCTGATGCGAACGTGGAACCACAGAAAGTGGTTTCCGGAGGTGCCGTCACGCTGGAATCACCTGGGGCTGTTGTGCACATCGGCCTGCCAATAACTGCTGAATTCGAAACACTGGATATCAACATTAACGGACAGGAAACGCTGCTGGACAAAAAACAGGTGATCCCGTCCGTTACTCTTGTTGTGAATGCCAGTCGCGGCATCTGGGCGACTACGCCCGGCGGTAAATGGTACGAATATCCACAGCGTGAATTCGAGTTCTACGATGATCCTGTTGATGACGCTACCGGAAAAGTAGAAGTGAAACTGGACAGTAACTGGGGCAAAAACGGACGTGTAAAAATCCGTCAGCTCGATCCGTTGCCGCTGTCTGTTCTTGCCGTTATTCCTCGTCTTACTGTTGGGGGATTCTGATGATCGATGTTCGAATTATTCCCGCCACCGAAGAGCATCTTCAGATGATTTTGCCGGATGTTCGTCAGGCTGATATTGACGAACTGTATGCGGTATCGCTGATGACTACCGAAGATGCGCTGCGTGTTGGTCTTCGCACTGCGACTATGGCCTGGTCAGGGTTCGCGAACGGAGAACTGGTAACCATGTTTGGCGTATCTCCGGCGTCAATGATCGGTGGCAATGGTACGCCATGGCTGGTCGGAACCAGCCGTATCGAAAAATATCAGAAGACATTTCTTCGCCACTGCCGCCCTGTATTGCAGCAGATGCTGGCAGTTTATCCGCGCCTGGAAAACTATGTCGACGAGCGAAACCATGTTGCCAAAGCATGGCTGCACTGGCTTGGATTCAGGCTTGAAGAAGCCGCGCCTTATGGTGCTCTTGGTCTTAATTTCCACAGATTTCACATGGAGAGAAAATAATGTGCGATCCGGTTATTGCTGGTGGCGCAATGCTCGCCATGAGTGGCATTCAGGCATACACCCAGTACCAACAGGGAAAGTATGCCTCGAAGGTTGCAGAAGCGAACGCAGATATAGCCACAGCTCAGGCAAATGATGCAATAAACAGAGGTAACGCTGAAGCTGAGCAACGGCGCAGAGAGACCCGACAGCGGCTTGGTACACAGGCGGCGACAATGGGGGCTACCGGCGCTGATTTATCTACAGGTAATGCGCTGGATATATTTGGCGACACTGCTCAGTTTGGCGCTCTTGATTCTCTGACGACGGCGAATAACGCGCAACGCGAGGCTTACGGTTATCAGGTTCAGGCTGCCAACTATAAAGCAGAAGCCAGTTCAGCCCGTAAACAGGGGAATGTGGGAGCAGCAACAACATTGCTCACTGCGCCTCTGAAGGCATACGGTGCGTACCAGATGTTTGGTGGGACGTGGAGTCCGTTCTCTAAAGGAAGTACATCTAGTGGTGGGACGCCAATGTTATCTAACTCAGGTTTTATGAATTCTGACTCCCGATTCAAAATAGGAGGTTACTGATGCCAGTTGTACCAACAACATCGGGACGTCAGGTTGAGAGTCGTGGAGTTCAGTCAGCAGGCTTGCAGACGTTTTCTCAGCCAGGTATTAGTGATGCTTTTGTTCGGGCAGGGACAGAGGCAATTGATGTTCTGGGTCAGGCAAAACAGCGTGCCAATATTGCCTTGGTTCAGGAGGCATCCCTTAAACTCAGTCAGACAGGCAGCGATCTGCTGAATAACCCTGAAACAGGTTTGCTTAACCTGAAAGGGAAAAATGCTATTGGAAAAGGTCAGGAGTATACGCAGCAGTTTGATGCTCAGGTCGAACAACTGGCTATGTCGCTGCCGGATGAACAGGCTCGTAATGCTTTCATGCAGCAGGCGCAGCAGCAGCGCATTCAGTTCACTACGCAGGCCGGGAGGTACGAAATAGGACAGGTTCGCCAGTATGAGGCGGATATGCAGGATGCGACACTAAAAAACCTATCGATGCAGTTCCGTAACCCGACAATGGCAAACCAGGCAGGATTGAAGGCATATCATAGCATCATCGCTTACGGCGAAGCCCACGGCCAAAGTCAGGAAGAGATCGAACAGAACTGGGTTTCGTGGCGCGAGAATGCCGCGAACGGTGCGGCGGAGGCGTGGTATGTGCCGATGTATCAACAGATGATGGGTCCGAACGGCAAGATTGAGGTAACCGATACACCGAGTGAGGCGCAGTTATTCTCTGCAATAATCTGGCAGGAGAGTGGCGGAAATCAGTACGGAAAGGACGGAACACCTCTGGTGTCGCCAAAAGGCGCTGTTGGCGTAGCGCAGGTGACGGAAGATACTGGCCCCGAAGCTGCCCGCCTTGCTGGCGTGCCGTGGGACCGAGATAAATGGTTGAATGACCCGCGCTATAATGCCCGCTTGGGGCAAGCTTATTTCGGCGCGCAGATGAAGAAATACGACAATAACCCGGTTCTGGCAGTAGCTGCCTATAACGCTGGCCCAGGAAAGGTTGACGGCTGGATTAAACAGATTGGCGATCCGCGCACAGGCGAAGTCAGTAACGCCCAGTTTGCCGCAGCTATCCCATACGACGAGACGCGCAATTATGTGGCAAAAGTAACTGGCAGTGCTGGAGCTATTCCTGGATCTGCGACGATGGAAAACCTCATCGCACAGCCATTCTGGAACGCCATGAGTCCGGACAAAAAGTCGCAGATGATGAGCAAGGTTGCTGGCATGTACGACATGCAGGCTTCAGCCGGTCGCGTTGCGCTACAGAGTCGAATGCAGGACGACCTATCCAAAATTGAGGCCGGTAAGCAGGTGACGCCTATTTCAGCGCACGAATGGGCCGCCGTTATGCCGCTTCAGGCAGCGCCTGCCGAGCGCCTGCAGATGGAAAAAACCTTCCAGCAATACCAGCAGGCAATGACGCTACAACCTGTTTATCAGACCATTATGCAGGGCAACGTTCAGCAGGGTACCGCCGCCGTGCAGGCAATTGCACCGCAGGAAAACGACCCTGACTTTAAATACAAAGCAGAGCTTTATGCATCGGCAAAGGTCAAGCTTGGGCAGGTACTGAAGGCGCGGGAAGCGGATCCGGGGGCATGGCTGCAACAAAACTCTCCGGTTGTGCAGGCTGCATTCCAGCAGTACCTGAATGACCCTTCATCTGGTGAATACCTAGTTTCCCGCATACAGTCTGAAAAAGACCGCCTGGGGATAATGAGCAAAAAAGTTTTACCGGAGTCCATGGTCAACGACGTACTGCAGCGTATTGACAACACGCAGGAATCTAGCGTAAAGGCCATTCAGTCGGTGGCGCAGTCGTTCGGCAAATACTCGGATCAGGTGATGCAGCAGGTTCAGAAGAGCGCTTATCCTGCGTTGCAGGTTGTCATGGCTACCGAGAACCCGCGCGCGGCAAATGCGCTCTGGCAAAACCGTAGCGTTAAAACTGCTGACTTACGCGGCAGTCTTGAGAAAACTGACGCGGATAGCGCCGACTCGTCATGGAATGACCAATCGAAAGATTTTGCTGGCACGATGGTTGTTCAGCCTGGTGGCACTGCAGTGTGGAATAACTTCAACGAGCAGGGAAAACGACTTACTTACATCAACATGCAGCGCGGAATGTCGGCGTCTGATGCAGCAAAACAGGCGTATCAGGACATCCTCGGCGAGCAGTACCAGACCAATGGCACTTGGCGGCTACCTAAGCGTGCAGGGATAGATATTCGTGACGTTAACGATGGTGCCAATGCGTATCTGAAAAACCTGTCAGCAGATCAGATTATGCCGCTTATTGGTGACCCAAGGCTACCTGATGAGGTCAACCGTGAGCAGAGTATCTCCCGCATTCGTGATAATGCGCAGTGGGTTACCAACAGCGACGAAACAGGACTTACCCTGATGCTCAACGGGCTGATCGTCAACGGTGCCGACGGCAACCCGATTACGGTGCCGTTCAACGATCTGGCGAAACTGGGAACAACCAACCGATCAGTATGGAACAGCATTACCAAGTTCATTGATACTCCGGTGAAATATACTCCCGGACAGTCTAAGGAATACAGCGCAGAAAGTCAGCGCGACAACCTGATTAACATTTTCCAGAACGGCCAGCAATCAGGACGATAACATGCCAATTTACACAGATGATCCGGGACAGGGAATTAACCAGCCAATTGGCAACGCGCCAGCAGGGCTTGGCGAATCGCTGCTTTCTTCCCTTAAGCAGGGATTTGAAGAGGGGCCGGTCATGTCCGGCTACCGCTTTGCGCAGGCCGACTCGCTGGCGAATGACCCAAACTCTACAGTTATCAGTAAGCAGGAAGCGGATGAGCTCCTGAAGCAGTACGGCGTAAAGAGCATAAACGTGCCAGATTCTGGCGTTACGCAGGCTTTTCTCGATCATGTTATTGCCGAACGCAAAGATTCTCTGGCACGCCAGCAGATCGCGATGTCGTCACCGAGCGGGTGGGTAGCCACGCCGCTTAATTTCGCAGCCAGCCTAGCTGGTTCAATGGCAGATCCTGGTAACGTGGCGCTGGCGCTGGTTCCGTTCGCTGGAGAAGCAAAGGCGGCTTCTGTGCTTGGCCGATTTGGCGAGCGATTTGTTGCTGGTGCACGCATGGGGGCAGCGCAGGCGGTGGTGACCGTGCCGCTTACCGGGCTGGCAGCGGCGGCGGAAGGTGACGACTTCACCTATAGCAACGCGTTGGAAAGTACTTTCTTTAACACGATGGCTGGCGGTCTAATGCATGCCGGCGGCGGCCTTATCGCCGATATCGTGCGACCGCGTCGCGTTCCCGATGCTGCAACGGGAGAGTCCCCGGCGTTTTCTGTCGATGCGCAGCCAACCCCGGTGATAACGCCTGACAACATTCCGGCGGGCGTGAATATCCCTGAGGTTGGCGCTAACGCAGATCTGGCGGCGGCCATTTCCAGTGAAGCGGAGAGCTACGCATACAGCCGGGCTTATGACGACGTGGTTCCTGACTATATGGCGCGCCAGCAGGAGTTACAGAGCGGGCAGATCGGTAACGTTGCCGACCTGCGTGCCGAGCTTGCGGCTAATCAACGTCATGCTGACTCGCTTGATGCGACGCTGCAGCAGCGCACCAAAAAGTATCAGGGGCAGCGGATGAAGTTTAAGGATGCGCGCTCTAGGGCACTGAAAGAGATTCAGGCCGAGAAAGACGCCATCGCTGCACGCAATCAGGAGATCAACACATCGCTGGAGCAGAACGCGACAGCAGAGCAGGCGCGCTGGCGCCAGTCTCAGATTTCCCGCGGCGAGATCCCCGACGACCTGAAAGTCACCATTTCCGAGCGTGCGCAGCAGATCCTGGACGGCATGCAGATGTCGCCGGTCGCTGGCGCAGTTCGCACTGCCGCAAGCGCCATCAGGGATGCTGACTGGAACGTGAACCAGCAGGCGTATCGCGCTGCGCTGGCACACATGATGGAAGGACGTAGCCCAGATGTTGAGCCCTTCTATGAACTGCACAAACCGGCACTGCGTGAACGCGCCATCCATCGCATACAGAACCCGGCACGGCAGGTTGATGAAACGGCCAGCCCAGCAAGCGAAACAGCCGATCGGGTTTATCAAGAAACGCAAAAGGCAGATCATGAAATTACCGCTGCCGCTGCAGACCTTGATAACGAGCTCAACCTGAGTAACGCCCTGCTTGACGATATCGCTGTCGATAACCCTGATCTTGCGACCACGTTGCGCCAGAAACTCAATGATATTCGTGCCGACGCCAGCGACAATAGCATGAGCAACGCTTTCCGGGCATTTGCCGCCTGTATGATTAACCGGGGGATGTGATGGCAGCAAACGAATTTTTGACGCAGTGCGAGCGCAGTGTAAATGCTGCCGCTGGTCGCGAGCTTTCTTCCGATGAGATGGAGTCGCTGGTGCGTGACATGAACGACACCACTAGGCGAATTCTGGCGACCAATGAGGCGCTGTCTCTGGAAGAGGCCGCGATGCGCGCAGCGGAAGAACTGAGCAATGCCGATATGCTGGCAAAACAGATTGAGGCTCGCAATAAGGCAATCAACGCCCGTATTGCCGCACAACGACTTAGAGAGCTTCGTACTATCTGGAAAGACCGCCCGGATATCGGGCTTGAAGCAATGCTGGTTGGCCGCAACGATGCGCGTACCGGCGCCCGCCGGTCGGTATCTTCGGAGGTGGCGCAACTGCGCGGCAAGTATCATTCCGGTATCAACTACGATTTTGACCGTGCCGGGCTGGTGCAATTCATCGCCAGCGGCAGCAATGACCGGGAAATTGCCGATGCAATGTGGCGCATAGGGCGCGGGCAGTCAACTGACGGTATGACAAAGCAATCCGTAAGCGCTGCACAAATCATCATGAAATGGCAGGAAACTGCGCGCATTGATGAGAACCGCGCCGGGGCATGGATACGCAAAGAGCCGGGATATATAGTGCGCCAGTCACACGACATCATGAAGATCCGCGCCGCAGGTTATGAAGCATGGCGAAATGCTATTCTCCCGCGCCTTGATGAGCGCACTTTTGACGGCGTGGCTGACCGCGAGCAGTTCATGCGTAACATTTATAACGGGCTGGCTTCCGGCGTGCATCTTACATCTGAAAAGCCCGATTGGATGAATGGCTTTAAGGGATCGGCGAACGCAGCTAAACGCGCCAGCCAAGAGCGAATTTTGCACTTCAAAGATGGTATCTCGTGGCACGAGTACAACCAGCAATTCGGCACCGGCAGCCTGCGAGAAGCGCTGTTTGGTGGCTTAAACAGCGCTGCCCGCACAACGGGCATGATGCGCGTACTGGGCACTAACCCACAGAACATGTTTAAGTACCTGACGGACGCCATTGCTGAAGATATCAGCAAATCCGGAAGACCGGCAGCGTTGGCTGACTACATGACGAAGGTGCGTCGCATTAACCGTACCGTAATGCCGCAGGTTGACGGCTCGCTAAATATTCCTGGCAGCGTAGGCTGGGCCAATGCGTCGGCGGCTGTACGCGGCTGGTTGCGTATGAGCCAACTTGGTGGCGCGGTAATCTCATCGTTTAACGACGTGCCTATCGCCGCTACCGAGATGCGCTACCAAGGGCAGAATTTTATGCAGGCGTTGCTTGGTGCTATGAGAGGCCGCTTCACGCGTTACAACAGCGCGGAGCAGAAAGAGATCCTTTCCTCTATCGGAGTTTATTCCGACTCCATGACGCAGGAAATCATCCGACGCATATCTGGTGATGACACGCTGAATGGAAAGCTTGGTCGCGCGCAGCAGCTTTTCTTTAAGTACAACCTCATGAACTTCTGGACCGAGAGCGGTCGCAACAGCAACGCCATGATGATAACCAACTGGCTTGCAAAGAATGCTGACCAGTCTCATGCGCGTCTACCGGAAGACCTGCGACGCGTGCTGGATATGCACGGTATTGGCGAACGTGAGTGGGAAATTTTTCGCAACATGGACATGGCCGATAGCGAAGGTCGTAAGTTCATGACGACCAGCGGCATCCGCGGCGTGCCTGACGAAGTGATTGCCGGTTATGTAGAGAGTAAGGGGATCAAACCAACGCAGCGCGCTATCGCTGACGCACGCGATCAATTGGAAGGGCAGTTGCGCGGCTACATCCTTGACCGCCTGAATATCGCCATGTCAGAGCCTGGCGATCGCACGCAGGCGTTTATGAAGATGGGCACGGTGCCAGGAACGGTGGCTGGGGAAGCAATACGATTCGCTGGTCAGTACAAATCGTTCACTGCAAGCTTCATGCAGAACGTACTAGGACGCGAAGTATTCGGGCGTGGTTATATTCCTGCTGGGCTTGGTGAGTCGAAAACCGGATCGCTGACGAATGCGCTGCTACGTAACGGGAAGGGGGCTTTCCTTGGTGCTGCAAACCTCTTTGTCTGGGCGACTATGTTTGGTTATATCTCCATGCAGTCAAAACTCATGCTGAAAGGGCAAACACCACGCCCGGCAGATGCCAAGACGTTTCTCGCAGCCGCATCTCAGGGGGGCGGTCTTGGCATCTTGGGTGACTTCATGTTTGGCGAGGTCAACCGCATGGGGGCCGGGCCGGTTACGTCGCTAATGGGGCCAGCAGCATCGAACGCTGACAGCATTATCACGCTGCTCCAGCAGACCACGAGAGGGGATGCAGATTTGGGTGACTGGTATCGCACGGCACTTGACAATACGCCATTCCTCAACGTGTTCTGGCTTCGTACGGCGATGAATGGTTTAATATTGAACCGGATACAGGATGCCCTTGACCCAGGCTCTCTTGAGCGTTATCAGCGCCGTGTTGAGCGTGAGCAGGGTAACGACTTTCTGATCCCACCATCGCAGTTCATGCTAGGTAAATAATAATGAAGGCAATTATATTTTTTGTTTCAATATTGATGTCTGCATTTTCTTTTGCAGGGCAAAATGTTAAATGCGAACTTCAATACTTTGGAGATAGCGATAAATTTAAGGTAACTCAGTTTTCTTTTATGGGGATTCCATCTGATTCATACCTTTATACCTGTGCCGACTGTGGAGGCATCCAGATAAACGTGTTCCCATCTATTCAGACTGTTGCTTCCTACTCATTTGAAAACAATATTGATTTCGAAAGGAAAATCAATGCTGAATACAACAGAAAAGACATAGCTAAACTTGAGATGGAAAACGTTACTCAAGGCGGGAGAATAAAATATTCAATCACCGATACTGGTTTGGCAGAGTTTTACCCAGAGGGCAAAAAGATAAGCTACCTCTACTTTTTAGCCAAGCAACAAAATGGTAAAGAACAAGTAGGTTATTCAGGATTTGTTACCTCTAACGGGGATAAGTCATGCTCAATTATTGCGACATATCCAGGAAAAGAAATTTCTTTTCTGGGAAGTAAATCTTTAAGCTACTTTATGAATCATATATCAATGTAGCGTGACATGTCACAGGCCGCTTTCGCGGCCTTGTTTTTAACGAATGCCACCGCCGCCCGGGCGGGAATCCGCAGAACGCCCACCGCAGCGGGAGCCGTCAGCGGCAGTATCGCTGTCGTGCTGACAACGACCGGCAAAGGCCTGAGTTGAAGCTACCAGAGACAACAAAACGAACAGTGCAGCAAATGCTTTTTTCATTGTGAAATTTCCATCTATAAGCCACCTCAATGTGGCGTTAATGAGTGTAGCACTGACTTTTGTTTCGTCCACAAAAAAGCCCGCGCCGCGGGCTATTCCTTCCATTTATCAGAAAAAAGATCTTCTTCTAAAGGCATTGGTTCTGTTTTTGTTTTCTCAAAGAATTGATAACTGATAGTGATTGCTGCCTCTTTAAACTCTTCTTGCTCAGTTATGTTGTGAGCATCTGCGTCAACAAAAAACATAACCAGCGCATCACGATTGTGATTTACCGAATAAACTAAAAAGCAATCACTTGTTGGTATGCATTTTACTTGTACAGACGCTATATTTTTCCATGCATCCCAAGATGATTTTTTACCAGTGTGTTTTTTATCACTATCTTCTGGAATATAGTCTTGGTTATCGACATGAGTATGCCTGACATTTAGTTTAAGCATTTCTGTCGGACGAGCAAATGCAGCATCTTTACCAAGAGATGGATGGTATCCCGTTTTCCAATACTGGGCAAAGGCATCAGATACTTTCTTCAGCTCAAGATCAGATGCACAAAGGGCCGAGAAATTTTGCGTATGCAATACTCGACCCTTATATCTGACAATTTGATTTTTATCATTCTGCGACGCAGACGAACTCATAATTTTCCTTATTGTTACGAGAATCAAAGAAAGCGCTGGATACGCGACTTGCGTGATCTTTTGTCATAGTAACTTTTACGTACTCTACGCTTCCATTGAAAGAACGTCTTGCGGCAGCTTGCGCTCTACGCATCTGCAATTTTTCGTTTCGCATGACATTACCTCATATCTCATAAGTTCATTACACGGATTAATAAAAATGAAACCAATCCGTTTACCCTTGAGGTAATAGTACGCTATTCACCCACAGTCTGCAATCTGTACAGAATTATTTAAAGGCACATCCCTGTGCCGCCGCCCGTCAGAAGAACCCAGCCTTGTCGTTGATGTACTCCGCGTGGGTCTGGATATCACGCAGGCATTTGCTCACACCGACGATGTAGCAGAACATGGTGGTCAGCTCCGCCGCCGCGCCCGATACGTCGTGCCCGTCTTCCTGTAACTGGTTCAGCAGATTCATCAGCAGTGAGTTTTCCGTCAGGCCGAGAACACCAGACGGAGAATGAATCAGGCTGCGGTAGCCGGGCTTCAGCGGGGCACTGTATTCTTTTTTGTCTTCCAGCTTGATCGCCTCCATAATGGCGGGCATGAAGCCTGACAAGACCTTCTCCACTTTTGTTTCTTGTTGTCTTAAACGTTTCTCGCATTCAATGAAGTAGCGTCGCACCTGGCGACCTTTTTCGTTACGCTCGACCATCGCCAGCTCTTTGGCTGTATCAAGGGTAAGGTGGTACTCTTTGCGGTTGTGGCCGCCTCTACCAGATGTTTGCTTTCCCAAATTGGAAAGCAAAATATAGTCTTGATTTTCAATGAATTCGTATTCTGATATGCGATTTGTAATCCATGCTGCAAACACCTTTTTAACACCTAAAAAAGCGTGCAGATCGCGGGCATTACAAAGTAGGGCTGTTTCGTTAGATATAGTGCCGTTGAATACGGGGATGAGTTGAGCGTTCATGATGGCGTCTCCACTTAGCGAATTACATCACCACCGCTGAGACCAATCAGATGGTGGTGAACTGAACGGAGTTGGTCTTACCGGCCTAAGTGGTACCGGCGTCCTTTCGGACCCCCATTCAGCCCACCATAATTCTGGCATGACTGTGCTATACGCATAAAAAAACCACGTCTGGCGTGGTATGCGCCACTTAGTAATCCGGGAGACCAATCCCGGCACTGGATTTTGCCAGTGCCCGATTACTATGGCACAAGAGGAGTGCGATGTAAATTTACCGCAAAGGTAATAATAAATGCATAACTCACGTTATTTCAACCCTATGTGGTTTGATTGATCCCATTTCAGAAAATACCTGCCTATTTTTTTGCCAGTATGCGTATACTTTCGATAGAATGTTTACCCTAGAGGTAGTTGGGGGTGCCCGTGAACACGAAGAGAGCTACAGTAATGCAGCATTTGAGGAAATCAGAAAAAAATAAAGACCATGAAATATTGAGTAAGGCCATTGTTCGGGCTTCCAATAATACTGTTATACCTCATGCTGAAGAGACTGGACAGAAATTTCTTATTCGGTATTTCACTGAAAATAGTGCAGTTGAGGAGATTTTAAAACATCAGGGAGGGGAATTTAAATGTGGAAAACTGGCAGATTATGTTCGTCGTGAAACGTCTGAACAAGAAGTATATTATGCTGATATTAATCATAAGTCAGGTGTGAAAATTGTAATAGGCTATTACACAACTCCCAAAAATGTTATGCATGAGGTCCCAAAGATGTCCGTCGAGAAATCTCATGCAATCTCGCGCAGGATGTTTGCACGCACTGCCGAAGATATGGCTCAGGAGCTCTACGACGATGCTGAATAAATTCCAGGGGTTGGTTCACCCTGGAATTTTTGGGAAGGACCCTGAGCTAATACCTATCAAAAACGCGTTCATAGATCACTGGCGCTACGGTCATCATAAGGATTTCGGAAAGGACACTCTGTTTCGGGATCCACCGAAAGAGATGCTGGAATATCACATACGCCACGTTCACGTAAACATCGGAAACTATACTGACAAGTTTGGTGAGAGCGGTACGGAACAATGCTGGAAAAACTGGGCATCCGGGAAGAAAGACAAGGCCACCAACAAGCATAAAAAAATACCAACCAGTGATGTGTATGTGATTTATCTTGTAACGTCTGAGCGACATGCGTTTCTTCTGGATTACTGGGATGAGCCAGCACACAAAAAAGTAGAAATTGACGAACAAAAACAAAAACTTCTTGTCGAGTGTGACAGAATTTTGCGGCTGAAAAATTTAGAATCCATGCCGCGCGATGCAAGTTTGTGGGACCCGGAATTTTACGACTGTTAATGGCCGCTCTTGCGGCCTTTAAATTTACCGGGTTTGTTTTCGTAATTGTTCGGCACAATAGTCGAGATGTGTTTGCAGATCCTGCATAGACATCTGTGAGCTGGTGACGTAGTTAATCAGTGCAGTCAGTTCGGCAAGTGGGCCATCGACATTAAATCCATCCTTATCGAGATCCCGGAGTAATTTCATCAAGTGCGATCCCTCCACCAGTGACCTGACGCCTCCCGGCGTGTGAATCCTTTCGGTAAATCCGTCTTCCAGTGGATAGTGATACTGCTGCATCTTATCTTCTCCATGCAATAACTGTATATTTATACAGTATCAAATAATTTGTTTGCTATCCAGCACGTTTTGCAAATCACCTGAAAGGTAATATCTATTCGTATTTACAGTCTTTCTATCCATATGTGGTTTTTCAGGTAATAGAATAACCAGATATGCGGCGCAACGGGTGCTGCGACTATCTGGAGATTTAACATGACGGTCTCAACCGAAGTTAACCACAACGAATACACTGGTAATGGTGTTACGACGACATTCCCTTACAAATTTAGGATCTTCAAAAAATCAGATCTGGTAGTACAGGTTGTTGACATTAACGAGAATATAAACGTACTGGTTCTTGATACAGATTACATCGTCACCGGAGCAGGAGGGTACAACGGCGGTAATGTAATTCTCTCGAAGGCGTTGGCTAACGGTCATCAGATATCTATATCACGAGAACTACCAGCTACTCAGGAAACGGATTTACGTAATCAGGGTAAGTTCTTCGCTGAGGTACATGAGGATGCGTTTGATAAACTTACTATGCTCATTCAACAATCATTAAGAAATGATAAGTTGGCTTTAAGAAAGCCAAATGACGTAGCAATTTTTTATGACGCGCTTTCAAATTATATTAGAAATCTTCGTGATCCATCTCTTCCCCAAGATGCTGCTACAAAAAAATATACTGATGATCTTTATGCAAAATTTAGTACCATACTTAGCACCATTATTGAAACCTTAGAAAATGGATTGTATGGCTATAACACGAAGAAATCTTTTGAGTTGGGTAATACCATCATCTATCTTAACGATGTTCTTCTCTGGGAAAGCAACGGCGAATACTACAGATGGGACGGGCCACTGCCCAAAGTAGTTCCTCCAGGATCAACTCCTACCACTACTGGTGGTGTTGGTCCTGGCGCTTGGAGAGGTGTGGGTGATGCGTCTTTACGCAGTGATCTTTCTGACGTAAACAGTGATGTAAGTATTGCTGGTGTTTCCGCTTCTCAACTTGTTCAAAATGACATAGTTGATATCGGAACCCAGAAAATTCCAGGTAAGCAGTTGCATGCGCTTCAGAGACTAAATCTTAGCAAGTATGCAGAAAAGGTAGCACGTGATTCAGACGCGATAACCATCGTTTGCCGAGGTGATTCCCTGACATATGGAGAAGACACTATAATTGCACCGACTCCACCAGATACAACTCCTACAGCATCAGGTCGTGTTCATAATAAAACAAGGGCGGCGACAACTTACCCTCAGGCGTTGCAAGGCTATCTTCAGCAAGCATTTTCATCATCCATTAATGTTATTAACCAAGGCTATTCAGGTGATAATACTAAATTAGGGTGGGGTGATTGGGATGTAAATGTTAATAGTGATTTAACTATTATCATGTACGGAACAAATGATGCTGCACAGGGATTCAGCCCTTACCAGTCAATATCAGACTATATTTTTTATTATAAGAAAATAATTGCGAGAGAACTTGTAAAGGGTGCTGCTGTAATTTTGATAACTCCACCTCCACAGAAAAAATATGGTGCAAATGTAAGGCTTCTTGATGCTTATAGAGAAGCTGTTTTTAATATTGGAGAACAATACGGGATACCAGTTCTTGACGGTGTAGAGGTTTTTTACGGTATCGACTCTACAAGATTTAGTGATAATGTTCATTTTCGTGAGGAAGGTTATAAATACCTTGCGGCAAAAGTTTTTGCTTTTCTACTTTCTAAATTTAATAACCCAACGAAAGTTAAATCAGGAACAAATATTAATGTAAGAACTTTCGAAACATCTATGAAGCTAAAGGATGGGGCATGGGGAACTCAGTTAAATAAACCATCAATGGTTAGCCCGCCGTTAGCAAGTTACACTGGTGGTTATGTTGTTGAAACAAGCCAGTATGGGAATAAAGTGTTTATATGCTTCTACGCTGATGAGGATGATCTTATTTTCACCCCAAGCATTATTGTGGCAAATTCAGCTTTATCTATAGAGCTTGATTTTGGACTTCCTCAATCACAATATTCTCTTGATGATAGAGTTGTTGAAATTATTAATAGTGATATTAAATCAAAACCATCTGCAACATTAAACTTAAATGTTAAAGATAATACACTTTCAATAGATAGAAACTCATCGTATGATACTCAAAAATCGGCACGTATACATATAGCATCACGAGGATGGCATGTGATTAGTATGTATATTAATTCAAATCAATCATCAGGATCACCATTATTAACCATCGCTGGAATGTCATTTCTAAACTATGAAACACAAAAGCTTTGGGATGATCGTTTCTTTGTTAGGAAACAGGCGCAAAACCCAATAAACAATGTAGTTCCAAGATATATTGGAGAAGAATATCTTGACACAACTGCTGGTCAGTTTGAGTGGTATAAAGCAACTGGCACTACAGCATTTGCATGGAAGAAAATATCATAACAATAATGCTGCAAAACCGTACTTATTATTTCAATACATAAATCACATTTTTTAGGGATAGCAACTATCCCTAAATCTGTCCATGAAGGCAATCTTTTACTATTATCTTTAATATTTTTTAACCATATATGGTTTGTTGTGTATGATAAGCTCACCAACTAAGGGAGGTTCATTATGCACAATAAATGGTGGTCACTATGGCAACCACGCTGACAACGGAGTCACTTAATCAGGGGATTAGCCTTGGTGCGCTGGCTTCTGTTGTTGCCGGGGTTCCTCCAGAAGTCGCGCTTGGTGCTCTTGCTGGTGCGGTAATTTTTGTTACCTCTGCAGTTGAGTATCCAATAAAACGGCGGTTATTCTTGGCTATTCTCAGCTTCCTTTGCGGTCTTCTCTTCTACAAAGCGACAGCATCAATTCTTATAGGAATAGCCAGTCTAATCCCTACCATTACGCAGGATTCTTTCGAGAACGGGGTTGTCTTCTCTGCTGGCGCATTTGTGTCAGCGATTGTAGCAGTGCGTATTGGAATATGGCTCTATCACCGCTCTGATAATCCACGCGACTTAATGCCTGGGAGAAACGACGATGGTAACTCATGAGCTTTTTTTGCTAATCACCAATGCAGTTATTTGTACTGGTATAGCAATTCGCGTTGTCACATTCCGGCGCAACGGTTCTCAACACCGAAGATGGGGAGGGTGGCTTGCTTATTTCCTGATTGTTGCTGCGGCCAGTATTCCTGTTCGTGTCGTTTATGCAATCTGGTTACGCACGCCAATGGCTGTGGATTTATCTGAGGTCATTATCAATGCTGTCATGCTTGCTGCGGTTATTAAAACGCGCGGTAACGTCGTTCAGATTTTCAAAATAACGAGGTCTAAAGATGGAGATTAAGCAATTCCAGCGAGCTGCTGGTATTAGCGAGGTGCTGTCCGCTCGCTGGTTCTCGCATATAACTTCTGCGATGAAAGAGTTTGGTATCAGCAAAGCAGAAGATCAGGCAATGTTTATTGCTCAAGTCGGGCATGAGTCTGGGGGCTTCACCCGGTTGCAGGAGAATTTCAACTACAGCGTCAGCGGACTGGATAACTTCGTTCGGGCTGGGCGTCTCACTCAGGGGCAGGCTAATGCACTGGGTCGCCGTGCTGGTGAGCCACCATTGCCACTCGAGCGCCAGCGAGCGATCGCAAATCTGGTATACAGCAAACGCATGGGGAACAATGCCCCCGGCGATGGCTGGAATTACCGAGGTCGCGGACTTATCCAGATTACTGGTTTGAATAACTATCGTGACTGCGGAAACGGCTTGAAAGTGGACTTGCTGGAGAATCCTGAACTGCTGGCGCAGGACGAATACGCGGCTCGTAGCGCGGCGTGGTTCTTCTCCAGCAAAGGTTGCATGAAGTATACCGGCGATATTGCACGTGTAACTCTGATTATCAATGGTGGCCGGAACGGCATCGACGACCGGCGCGCGCGGTACATCACTGCCAGTAAGGTGCTGGCGGTATGATCTGGGCATTCGCAAAAGCATACAGGAAACAGTTGGTTATCATGGTGATGCTTGCTGTTCTGGTCATATCAGGAGTTGCAGCCTGGAATGTACACGGAAGTCGTCAGTACAACGCCGGGTATGCGCAGGCGAAGGAAGACCGCAAAGCTGAAGATGAGAGAGTTCGTCAGCACTACGAACAGGAGAAAACGACCAATGAACGTGAAGCTCAGCAGAGGATCGACCAGGCGCGCAATGATGCTCTTGATGCTGCCGCTCGCGCTGTCCGGTTGCAGCAACAGCTCTTTGCCATCCGTGAGCAGCTCAGGCAGTATAACGCCATTGTCGGCGCTGGGACGTCAGCCGCAGACACCGGAGTTTTGCTTGCCGACGTGCTCAGCAAATCTCTCGAGAGAAACAGACAACTGGCAGAGTATGCTGACCGGGCAGCCGAAGCCGGAAGAGTCTGCGAAAAACAGTATGACACCCTGACAAGATAGCATGGCATTTTTCATGGTACTGATTTCCGGTGACGGTATATAAAACGGTACTAAAAAAATGAGGTTTTGGAAAAATGTTATCACTCAATTGGTTATGGCTGCCGTAAATAATTGAGTGGGAATGATTTTAATCCCTGCACTATGAATGAACAAAACCCTCTGTTACTACAGAGGGTTTTTTATCTTCAAGAATCATAGGCTTGAAGTTACTAACATCGATTAATTAAACCAGCTGTCCGATTTGTTCTCTTCTGCTTTGCCCACGCTTTTCATCAGATCGCGACCGCCTTCAGTCATATTTCTGTTGGCGTCAGCTTCAGATTGCACCACATCGGTTTGCGCAGCTTTGTGCTTCAGTTCCTGATCGATAAATTCGTTTTCTCGCTTAACGCGGGCTTCTTCTTTCGCCAGCGCCAGTTTTTGTTTCTGAATCTCTAAGCTGCGTAGCTCATCTTCATAACTTTGATCGCGTTTTTTGTCCGCAGAGGCTTCGGCGTCCAGTTTATCCTGACGAGCTTTCTTATTTGCTGCTGCCGTTGCCGCTCTTTTGTTAGCGGCGGCCTGGGCATTTGCGCGACGTTGCTTCTCTTGCTGGATTTCCCTGTTGCGCTCCGCGACCCATTCGTCATGCTGCCTTTGCTCTTCATTTTTACCTTGCTGTTCAGCTTCTGCTACAGCAGAGAGTTGATCCTGCAATGATGAGGCGATAGCCGGATAGCTTAAGGAGGCCAAGATGGCGCAAAGAAAAACTTTCTTCATGACTCCTCCTGATTATTAGCTCTTTTCAGGACATTTAGTATTTGGCTGAATACGCGTTTCGTTATACGTTGTGGTAATAACAACGGCTAAACCTGTCGTAAACTGGCACTCTTTACCCACCTGGGTAGAGGTATACACTTTGGTGCCTTCCTTATATGTTAAAGAAACACCTTCCACTAAGGTTTTATCATTCACCATAGAACCCGCTGCCGCGCCTACAGCTCCGCCGCCAACTGCCCCTGCCGTCGTTCCGGAATTGCTGCCAGAACCGACGTTGTGGCCGATAACACCGCCAGCGACTGCGCCAATAAGCGCGCCGAAGGCTTGTGCGTTCCGTTTATTTTGGGAGTTGTCTACGGCAACTTTTGCGGGAAGAATGGAAATAATATTAACGGTTTTAGTTTCTTGTTTGGTATTCAGTTGATCGGTTTGATAAACATCGGCGGCATGATCGTCAGCATTTGACTGGCATCCTGCCAGAGTGAATGACGCTAACATTGCCACAGGCAGAAGACATTTTTTAAATTTCAT